ATTAATGTTGGCAAAGCTTCGGGATTTGCTTGATGAATTAAATGATTCTGAAAAGATGGCTCTAGCAAGTGGGCAGTACACTACAGCTAATCTGAAGGAAGTTCGTGATCTGATTGCTCAGTGGTTTATAGGACTAAATATTGCATTACCTGAAGCTTTCGCTGTTTCTGCTACTGCCTTGGCTGTTTATGAAGCCAATTACACGGCGAAGCTATATGGTGGCAAGATCAAAAAGCCAAATGGTGAAAAGCTATATGCCGCAGCTAAAAAAATACCATTGGTAGGTGGGGCTCTTGTTGATGATCTGCTATCCAGAATTGCTGAAAATGCCCGTCAAAAGGTTGAGTATGCAATTCGGGATGGTATCAACTCAGGTAAAACAAATCAGGAAATAGTTCAGCGCATTCGTGGTACCAAACGGCTTAATTATGAGGATGGGCTTTTAAGTAGCTCTAAGACTGATATCGATCGTACAGTGAGGACAGTTCGTAGTCATGTGGCCAATCAAGCATATCTAAATAGCTTTAACCAGATTGGCTTTGAATACGTAAGACTGGTAGCAACTTTAGACGGAAGAACTTCAAAACTTTGTGCAACTCTTGATGGTTCCGTATGGGAGATTAACGATCCAGCAAAGCGTGTACCGCCGTTGCATCCTAATTGCCGAAGTATTTTGGTACCAGTCGAGAAAGACGGCCAACTTGTTGGCGAACGTCCATTTGTAATGGATGAACGTCGAGTTAAAGACATCCCGAAAGAAGAGCGTAGCCAGTTAATAGGGCAGCTAGATGCCAATACTACGTTTAGAGAGTTCTTCAAGAAGACAGATGATTTCTTTCAAAGAGAATGGTTGGGGCCGAAACGTTACAAGCTCTATAAGGAAGGAAAATTTGATTTTGATAAGTTCTTCGATCCAGAGGGGCGGTTATACATATTGGACCAACTTCGAAAGTTGGATGAGCAAACCTTTAAGGAGTTGGGCTTATGAGTGAGTCAAGACATTTAGTGCTAAAGCGTCACCCTACTTTGAAAGGTTATCTGGTTATTTGTGATGAAGAAACTGGACAACCTCTAGCTGGACAGAGAGCAGTACAGATGAATTCTGATGCCTTAAATGGACCCGCAACAATTACTGTAACTTTTGAAGCATATGGTGCTCATGGTGTTCGCTTAGTGAGTGATGCACCAAGGCCAAATCAAACAAAGGAAATGTAGCGAAAGGTATTACAAATGCCTGAAAAGCAAATCAATATGTCAGATGCTCAATATATTCTGAGCACAAAATGAATTCTGGTGCCATTTCTTCAAATTAAGGTTTCAAGCCATGGCAATTTATGGTTTTACTTTTGAAAGATTAAAAGCAATTGCACTCATCAAATAGAACTTAATTTTTAACCATAGCACCTTCGGGTGCTTTTTTTGCGAGAAGAAAATGCCAAGCCCTATTATCCAATATTTCCAATATGAACATTTACCTGAACATTTGCAGCAAGTTAGTAAGCCAATTGGTGATTTAGCTCGGCAAATGGATGAGCAACTTCCTGACGGGCCTGAAAAATCCACAGGATTAAGAAAGCTACTTGAAGCAAAAGATGCATTTGTACGCCAAGCTTTAAGTAAATAATCATTTATAGAAATGAAGCGTCCTAATGGGCGCTTTTTTAATGCCTGAAGCTAAGCAGAGGGTTCAACAATTAAACCCGCTAAGCGGTATCTCTAGGAGATTTTTAAATGCCAGACGAAATCAAAGTTGATTTGGAAAATCCTGAAATTAAAGCAGCTATTCAAGACGCCGTTGATGAAGCTGTTAAAGGTCTTAAAGATAAGAACGCTGAACTTATCAAAGATAAAAAAGAGTTGAAAGATGAACTAGGTTCATTGAAATCAAAGGTTGAGGGTTTAGATCTGGATGCAATCAAGGTCCTGCTTGATAAATCAAATCAGGATGAAGAATCCAAACTTATTGCAGAAGGCAAGATTGAAGAAGTTATTCAGAAACGCACTGAGAAGATGCGTGAAGAGCATGACAAGGTTCTTAAGGCAGAGAAAGAACGGGCAGATAAAGCTGAAGCTTATGCCGAGAAATTCAAGAAATCAGTAGTGCAAAGCCAAATTGTTCAGGCTGCTATTGAACTTGAAGCACTGCCAGAAGCGACCCCTGATATCGCCTTTTTAGCTCAGACAAAGTTTGCATTAGATGAAAACGGCAAAGCTGTGGCAGTTGATGAAAACGGGGAAGTAGTCATTGGTAAAGACGGCCAAACACCGATGACCCCAAAAGAATGGGTTGAATCTCTACGTGAGCAAAAACCGTATTACTGGCCTAAGCCTAATGGTATGGGCGCATCAGGGAGCAACAATTCAAAAGGTCAGCCAGACATTCTCAAAGCAGATGGCTCGGTAAATATGACCAAATTGGCGCAATTACGAAATGAAAACCCGCAACTAGCTAAAGAGCTAGCGGCAAAACACGGTATTAAACTTTAAGGAGTAAAGCCTAATGGGCGACACAAAAATTGCTGATGTAATCGTACCCGAGTTATTCACTCCGTACGTATTAAATAAAACTGCCGAAAAGTCTGCATTATGGCAGTCAGGCATTGTTGGGGAGCTAGATGAAAAAGTTGCTTTTGGTACAGAAGGCGGTACTACAGTAAATATTCCTTTCTGGAATGATTTAAGCGGTGAGTCTGAAGTACTTTCAGATGGTAAAGCTCTTGGGGTTAATAACATCACTGCTGGTAAAGATATTGCGATTTTGCATGCCCGTGGTAAGGCATGGGGTGCAAATGATTTATCTAAAGCTTTATCTGGTGATGACCCATTGGGTGCGATTGCTGATCTTGTAGCAGATTACTGGGCTCGTGAATTTCAGGGGTTTACCGTAAATACACTTAAAGGTGTATTTGGGTCTGCAAGCATGGCAGGTAATACCCATGACATTTCGGCTGGTACTGGAGCAGCAGCCGTAATTGATGGTCATTCATTTATCGATGCATCTTATAAACTGGGTGATGCTGTTGATAAATTAACAGCGATTTCAATGCACTCTTTCACAATGGCAGCACTAGCCAAGCAAGGTTTAATTGAAACTGTGCGTGATGCTGATGGTGTAGTGCTTTACAAAACTTTTATGGATCGCCGTGTGATTGTAGATGACGGCATGCCTGTTGAAGGCGACGTATTTACTTCTTACTTGTTTGGTTATGGCGCGATTGGTTTCCAAGATATTGGGGCACCGGTTGGTGTAGAGACAGACCGTGACAGTTTAGCGGGTACTGACATTCTTATTAACCGCCGTCACTTTGTACTACATCCTCGTGGCATTAAATGGGCAGGTGATACAGGTATTGCACCTAATAATGCCGGTCTTGCTACAGCCGGTAACTGGGAACGTGTCTACGATCCTAAACAGATCCGTATTGTGGCATTCAAGCACAAGATCAAATAACAAAAAGGCGGGTAACACCGCCTTATCTTTTTGGAGATCCACATATGGGACTTTCATCATTTAACCGTGCACGGGAAAAACAACAAATGACAGAAACAAAAATTGCTGAACTCGAAGAACAACTGGCAACAGTAAAGGGCGAATTTATTGCCTTTCAAAATGATACGGAAGCAATGAAAGCACGTATTGCTGAACTTGAATCAGGTGAAGGTGGTCAAACACCTGAAAATGACCAAAAACCAAGTGATACTCAACCACAACCAATTAACTATGCTGGTCTAAAAGTAGATGAGCTTCGAGCTGTACTAACTGAAAAAGGCATTGCATTTGAAGCAGGTGCTAAAAAAGATGAACTTTTAGCATTAATTCCAAAGGAATAATTCATGAGCTTTATCACTGAACAAGAAGCGATAGAACATGTTGAAGGCTTTGATGCTTTATCTGCTAGTGATAAGGCTCAATACCTTCAGATGTCAGAAGCTTATCTATTAGCACGTAACGTTAAGCCTTATGAAGATGCTACCCAAGTACCTGAACCTTTAAAAATGGCCTCCTATCAAATCATCAAGGGCATTATTAAAGGTGATCTATATCAAGGGCAAGAACAGGCACTAAAACGTAAGAAAGTCAAAGCTGATACGGTTGAGACCGAAAAGGAATATCAGGACGGATCAGTAAAGCTTAGTGCAATCGAGCAATTCATTCTTGATTTGATAAAACCGTATTGCAAACGGAAATCCGTCTTTTTTGTCAGGAAAATCTAATGGGCTTACGTGATGAAATTCAGGCAGATATTGATGAAGCATTTAATGAAGATTTAGCGGACGCCGTTCATTCATTTACTTGTGAGCGGATCTCAAGAAAAGATTGGGATCCTAAAACTGAAACGTATGTCGAAGTTAAAGAAAACTATTCTGGTCGTGGCGTTCTGTTTGGCTCATACAGTCAATATGAGATTCAGACGCTTGGAGTACTGGCCACAGATAAGAAGGCTACCGTGCTTCAAAATGAAGTGTCCATGACACCTAAAATTGAAGATGAATGGCTAACAGCCTTAGGCTCATTTCGAGTTATTCATATACAGCAAGACCCTGCCTCAACTATTTGGAAATGCCAGTTGAG